CTGACTAGTTGATGCGGAGTTTACGCTCAAGGTCCGGCTCGGCTTCACGCAGGATGGCAGTCAGTTCCCCGATCCGCGTGTCCAGTTCCTCCTTGGAGTGGACGGTGCGGTGGGTGATTTCCTTCTTGTCCACGAACATGCCCAAGTACTTGGCAAGGTTCTCCATGGCGCGGTTGGCGTTGGTGAAGTCGCCAGTCTGCATGGCCGCCGTGGCAATGTCATTGAACCACTTGACGACGTCCTCGATGTTGATTTTCATACGGGCTTTCTCCTCGATTTCGAACGCGGTTACTAGGTCATGGAAGTGCGGGATCGCTAGATTCTTGTTGGCGATCCGCAGCAGGACGTTGTAGTTGTTGGTGTCGTAGCCGGCGAGACGGGCCGCACCGCACTTGTTGGTCCGGCCGTTCAGGGCGTACTGACGAGCGAACTCGACCTGTCTCGGGGTCAAGTTCTTGAAGCGTTCCACCTTGTCCCAATGCGCCTGCCACGTTTCGCGAAGCTGTTCCTTAATGGAGCGGATCGCCTCGACGTGCTGCTTAGTGACGGCTCGCTTGGGCTGGTGGATGTTGAGTTCCCGTAGTTCGCGACGATACTGCTGCTGCCGTGTACCTTGCGAGAGGCGATTGGGTCTGCGCGCACGGTCAGCCTTCTCCTTTCGCACGAGGTAGTCGGGCTTAGGCTTCGTCGAAACTACGGGAACGTAGGGCTCGTCAGGCTTCTTTTTGCTCATGCGCGGCTGTATCCTCCTCGTCGACACGGACGATGGAAATGCGGGACCGGCCCTTCTGCGTCACACTGCTGGAACGCCCGGCACTGTAGAAGCGAAGGCCGTGGCGTTCGAGGGCAGGGCGGATGCGCCGGAGTTCCGCAGCAAAGCTGTGGGAAGTCTGCGGCAGCTTCTCGCGGGGGCCGATGTTCATTTCCAGTTGCCCGATCAGGTCCGAATAGGTTCCAGAGAACTCCTTTTGCTTTTCCATCATGCGCAGCATAGCGGAGGCCATGCCGTGGAACTCCAGCATGTGGCTCTCGGCAGCCGACCGGTTCCGCTTATAGACTTCCATGAGGCGACCCTCCGGCCACCCGAAAGCCTGTTCAGCAGCCACGGCCCACACCGCGAAAGCAGACATACGGGGCTTTTCGGCCAGCACCACATTACCATAGTTCTGCGTGGCAATCAACGCAGCATTCATAAGGGAGCCCAGCAATTGGGCATGGTTGGCGTGGAAGGCATCCCAGAACTCGCTGTCGTCCCGCCGGAACTTGGGATCGATGCGGGGCAGATGCACGTGGATGGAGCGGTCCACGAGGTCGCCACGCTCGACGACGTCGGGGATGCCATTCATGGCGACAGGCCGGCAGACGCGAACTGCGGACTCCTCGGCGTTGGTGTAGAGGGCACGACCGCCTTGCGCTCCGGTGCCAGTGCTGATGACGCAGAGGGCGTCGGACATCTTGTTGGTGATGTGGGAGACGTTGTCGAAGGCCAGCACGAAGGAGTTGCGCACCATGGCTTGCAGGTCGCGCTGGTCCTCGGGCGGGGTACGCATGTCGAGGGCATGCGGGTCGATGATACGGCGCATCAGGCGTAGGATGGTGGACTTACCAGAGCCCTGCTCGCCCGAGATAGTAAGGACGGGATAGGGACCTTCGGGGCGCAGGCAACCCAGCAACCACGCGATGAGGAGCATGAGGGTATCGTCATCGGCGGCGACGAACTGCTTCAGAAGCTTCGGGAACTCTGAAGCCGGAACGGAGAGGTCAGGCTCGACGAGGGGCAGCATGCCGGCGCCGCGAAGCATGCGGATGTGGGACGGGCCGCCCGGAACCTTGGTAATGCCGCTGGCGCTGATGTGCCACGCATCGTTGGCATCGTTGCCGATGTCCAGATACAAGTCGCCCAGCTTGCCGCCAACGCGAATGTAGTCCTTGACCTTCTGGCCCTTGGAGCGCACCCAATGCGAGAAGTAGGTCTGGGCCGCAGTGGACAGGTCGCCGTTGGGCAGGTGCCCGGCCGTGTCCACACAGAATGCGGAGAACCAGCCACGGAAATCGCAGTGGCCGGCAGGCGCGATAGACAGGGTGCGGCGGATGCCAGCTTCAGTGTAGTCGAGGAACAGACGGCCGTCTTCGGTGGTCCACGGCGTCAGGTGAAGCTTCGCGTCGTTGAGAAGCTGGACGCGGTTGATCTTGTCGCTCATGGCTGCTCCTTGGTTAGGAGCCCACTCTAGCCGGGGTGAAAAAGGAATGCAAGCAGATTCTCACCTTCCTCACTACACCACAGTCCACGTCGAACCGGACGGAACTTCGACGGTCACGCCCGTAGCGATGGTGACGGGGCCGAAGGTACCAGCATTCTTGCCAGACGGAATGGAATAGGATACCGAGACAACCGTGTCGTTCAAGTAGAAGGCTTGGTTGGTACCGCCACCCGTGGCACCACCGCCGGCCCCGCCGATTGCACCCCACGTTGCGGAGGTGTAGCCTTCGAAGGTGTTGGAGCCACTATTAAAGCGGATGGTGCCGGGCGTCGGCGAACCGGGCCGGGTAGCGGTGGTGCCGGAGTGGACGAGGAGGCCGGAGGAGCCGGTGAAGTTGACAGTGCTGGTGACGACGAGGCCGCCGCTGACGCTGACACCGATCTGGTCGGCCGAGACAGCGACGGCAAGCTGGCCCGTCATGGTGTCGCCGGCGCGGAGGACGCGGAGGGAAGTCGCTGCCGAGACTGCGTTGATGGCTACAGTGTTGACGGAGACCGCAGCGGAGACGGTGCTGACTCGAATTTCGAGCGCGGAGACCACATTATTGATGGAGGTGATCGCGGCGGCATTCGTGACACCGGCAGCCGAAGCAGAGCTAACTCGGATTTCGAGCGCCGACACGACGTTATTGACGGACGTGATGGCAGCCGAGTTGGCGACGCCTGTGGCGGATGCGGCGCTTACCCGGATTTCAAGGGCCGATACCACATTGTTAATGGAGGTAATAGCGGCAGAGTTTGTGGCGCCAGTTGCGGAAGCGGCACTGACTCGGATTTCGAGAGCAGAGACTACGTTATTGATAGAAGTGATAGCGGCGGCATTGGCAACGCCGGTAGCAGAAGCGGCGCTGACGCGAATCTCAAGGGCAGAGACGACGTTGTTGATTGAAGTAATGGCTGCTGCATTGACGGAAGTGATGGCCGAGACGGCAGCAAGCTGGATGTTGAGTGCGGAGATGGAGGCTTGCGCGTCGATGAGGGCCGGGGAGTTGGTCCAGACCTTGGCGCTGACGTTGTAGGCGAGGACTTCGCCGTCGGCGAGGGAGGTGCTGGTGGAGGTTTTGACGTCGTGAAGTTCGCCGAGTTCGTAGCCGTTCTGGACTTTAACGTAGATTTCACCTGCGCCGCCCGAGCCGCCCTTGACGATGTAACCCATCTGGACTAGGTGCTGCGGCGCAACAGGCTTGGTAGGCGTCAGTTCGCCAGCCGAAACCGGGGACAAGTATACAATCTGGCCGTCGGTGTAGCCGAGGGTGTTGACGTTTTTGACGAGGCCGTCGGTGGCGACGTAGCCAGAGTTGTTGACAGAGACCGTCTCCAGCATGATGCCGAAGATGGTCAGGCTGTCGGCATCGCTGTCGGCTTGGGCGAGGGCACCCGTGAGACGTTGACCTTGAGCGCCAGTGACGCGGACGGCCTTGCCCTTGGGTAGGGTGACGCCACTGTTGTTGTAGACTTGGGCAACGGTACGCTGGCCGATCAACAGGTTGACGGTGCCGGTCAGGCCCAGGTCGAGAGTGCCCGATTCGATGTCCCACGTCAGACGGCCCGGAGCGACCGCATAGCTGGTCGTGGTGTTGAAGTCGATGTACTGGACGTTGGTAAGGAAGTCGCCGTTGCGGAAGGCTTTGGTCGAGACAACCGCGTTGACGGAGGTGAGGGCAGCGCCCAGCGAGACGGCTGCGGCCGAGACTGCGCTGACGCGTACTTCAAGAGCCGAGACGACGTTGTTGGTAGACGTAAGGGCCGAGCCGAGCGATACGATGGCTGCCGACGCATTGCTGACCCGGATTTCGAGGGCCGAGACAACGTCGTTGATGGACGTGATGGCTGTTGCGTTGGTGACGCCGGTAGCAGAGGCCGCGCTGACGCGGATTTCTAAGGCGGAAACGACGTTGTTTACGGAGGTGATTGCGACAGCATTGACGGAGGTGGCGGCCGAGACAGCGTCGAGTTGGACTTGCAGGGCGCTGACGGAAGCCGAGACGTTGTCAACACGGATTTCGAGGACCGAAACACGCGTCGAAAGGAGGCCAAGGGCCGAAACGTCGATGGCTGCGAGCGCCGAGTTGATAGCGGAGATGGAAGCTTGGACTTGCACCACCGCAGAAGAGAGCGCCGAGACGACCGCATTGGTGCTGACGACGGCCGCAGAGACATCGTCGACGCGCCCCGAGAGGATGTTGACAGTATTGTTGATAGAGGTGATAGCTGCGGCGTTGGCGACGGCAAGGGCCGAGACCGTGGCGATATTGGCAGCGTTGGCGGAAGTCGCAGCAGAGACTGTGTCGAGGCGCGAGGAGACTGCCGCGACATTCGAGGAGAGCGTGCTGGTGGCGAAGATGGCGACAGCAGAGACGGTGGTCTGGAGGGTGCCGCTGTTCTGAACAATAGGCAGAAGCTCGACGCCCGTAAGCGGACCCGCCGTTGTAAGCTGCGAGATCTTTTTCGGATCAGCCATTTAGGCTAGCCTACTCGACAAAAACAATTGCGAGTTCACCCGCCGCCAACAGAATCGAAATGTACTGCCCGGTCATGCTCGGCTCCTATCAGCGAAAAATAGAAACCATTGCAGCCGTCGGATCACGCTCATTCGCCCCGTCAGTTGAATTTATGCAAGTGATTCGAACGGAGCCTGTGCCGCGACCACCATTCACAACGCCCATCAAATCGGCAAATTGTCCGGCGGCTAGAGCAGTTTCGGCTGACATCACAGCTGCGTAATTTACATCCGGCATCGCTGATGTAAAATTAACTGTGAAGTCTCCTACACCGTTATCGGTGATGCTGGTGACATTACCACTTGCGCGAATTGTCACAGTCCCAACGCCATTAAAGTTCACCCAAGCGCGGCAACCGTAAGCAACAGCCGACGAACCGTAGCCGGAGTTGAACGAAAGGTTGTTGGCGACGGTCGCATTGCCGCTAGAATCGAGAACGATGTTGTTGCTCGCAGAAGCATTGTGCTTGAGATTCGTCGCCTGGAGTGTGGACATTAGATAGCCTCCAGCGCGGCCTTGATCTCGTCGGGCGTAGTAGCGGCATTGATCGCCTCTTGGATCGCAGCGTACTTGGCGCGAATAGCAGCACGAGCTGCTTCGGCTTCAGCTTCTGCCGTGCCGGGGATGCGCTTGGCAATGACTTCGTCGTGAGGGGCGAACTCAGCAGCGCGGGCCTGACGGCGCATGTCGTGCGCGACGGCCTTCGCCTTGTTCACGTTGACGCGGATCATTCGGCGTACTCCCAAGCAGCGCGGAAGGTGCGGTCGGCCGGGACGTCAGCAGCATCCACGATCTTCCAGGGCTTGCCCGCAGGCACGTCCTTGGCGGCAAGAGCCTCCAGCGTGTTGCCTTTTTGGGCCAGCCATTCGGGGGCTGGGATGATGACGGCAACGCCGCCTTCGTCAGTCGGGTAGATGATGCGCTGATTGGTCATGGTTCTGGCGCTCCTATTAGCGGAAGATAGAGACGAAATTGTATTTGGCGTCCCGCTGCGCGCCCGTCGTCCGGTTCCAGAGAACATACCGAATAGCGGTCGTTGTTGGGGCCACTTCGTTATATGCGGAGTCCTGAGCAAACTGCGGGGTCAGCATGTAATCAGCGGGCGACGTAAATCCGATGTTGACGTTCGCCGCATAATTGGCATCCGGCATCCCCGTGCTCATGTTAATTGTAAAGTCACCCACGCCGTTGTCACTGATGCTGCTGACGTTGCCGCTCGCCCTAATCGCCACCGTGCCGGTGCCGTTGAAGTTTACCCAAGCCCGGCAGCCATAAGCCGTGGCGACAGAGCCGTAGCCTGAGTTGAACAGGAAGTTGCCAGAGGCATCGAACTCGCCGACCTGAGTGCCGCCCTCTGTGAAACCGATGCGGTCAGCGCCGGGGAAATAGATGCCGGTGTTGGTGTCGGTGCCCTGCACGGCTGGCGTGGAGGCAGAGCCGTCCGTGCCGCTGATGCCGGTGGAGCCGTTGATAACTACGGGCATTAGGTCGTACCCTTCACAATGTTGACAAGACGAGAGCCCGCCTCCAAGGCGATGAACTCATGAGGTTCGTTAGGCTGCCAGTCCAGCACGTTGCCGGAAGCCACTTCACGCTGCCAGCCAGTTCCATGCGCCCGGAAGCTACCTTTCGCCACTACCGTAATATGCACGTCGGCGTCGGTATGGCTATGCATGGGCAGCACGTCGCCAGTCTCAGGGAAATCGTAAATCGTCCCCACCAGCTTACCGAGCATGAAAGGCTTGGCTTCCAGCATTAGAGGACTACAGGCCCACCACCTTCGGCAGGCGCGGGGGGCTCGGGAGGCGGAGGCGGCGGGTTCGGATCAACCGGCGCGCCATCCACCCACAGCCAGCCGATGTTCACCGGGCCTTCCCACTCATGGAGTTCGCAGCCTTCCGGCGGCGTGTAGGGCGTAACGCCATCCCAGTCGATGAGGTTCACCACAGTGCCGTTCTGCACCATGCAGTAGTTCATGGGCTTATGCTCCGCATAGAACTTGATGAGGCTTTCGGGATCAGGAGCGCCGGGCGGCGCTAGCATGGATAACAGCATCACGAATACTCGTAGACGATGATGTAACCAGCGCCGCCAGCGGCGCTGCCTGATCCGCCTGCGGTTCCGCCAGCGCCAATGGTCACCGTTTCTGTTGCGCCCAGCGACGTAACGTAATCAAGGGCATATTCTCCTTGGCCGCCACCGGCGCCGCTAGTTGATCCAGCGCCACCGCCGCCGCCGCGAACACCCGCGACACCACGGATGCCGCCGCCTTCACCGCCGCCCAGATCCGCGATCCCGCTCTGACCACGAATTGCGAGAAGGGCGCCCGTGCCGCCGGTTCCGCCGGAACCGCCAACAGGATTACATCCAGAGAAAAAGGCTCCGCCTCCCCCAGCGGCGCTGACATGTGAGCCAAACGACGTAGTTCCGCCGCTACCACCGGATGTGTTCGAAACTCCGCCGCCGCCACCACCTCTCGCGATGACGACAGCACGCGTTGCGCCGCTGGTGCGGGTGTAGGTGCCGCTAGAGGTAAAGACTTGGACGTTGAGCAGCGTGCCGGTAACAGAACCAGTCGAGTTAGCGACCAGGGTTCCGCCCCCGGTTGGCAGGGTAAGCGTAGTGGCAGTGGATGTGACGGGGACATCGAGGGTGACGCTGCCGCCGCCCGATGAATTCAGCTTGATGGGCATTTAAACGACCGTCCATGTGGAACTGGCAGGAACAGTGACAGTAATGCCACTGGCTACCGTGATGGGACCGAAGCTGCCGGAGTTGAATCCGTCAGGAATGCTGTAGTCGGAGTTGACAGTCTGGCCGTTGTTCCAAAAGATTTGGTCAGTTCCACCGCCAGCCGCACCGCCACCAATGCCACCCCACGTCGTACCGTTGTAGCCCTCGAAGGACGCCCGGTCCGTATTGAAGCGCAGGTAACCGGCCGCGCCAGTCGGGCGCTGCGCAGAGGTGCCGACAGGAATCAGGATGGCGTCGGTGCCGGAGACCGCGAACTGCACAGCCGGGGCGCTGGTGTTGATGCCGACGCGCCCATTGACTATGAGGGCAGCCCCGCTCACCGAAACGAAGACAGGGATCTCGGCGGCCGACTGACGAATGTAGGTGGCCAGAACCGAAAGCTGGACGCTCCTAGAAGCGCCGCCCCTGTTGATTTCGAACTGATCCGTAGCCGACGCGGACGTGGCCGTCGTTAGCTGCGAAATCTTATAAAACGGCATTAATACTGCCTCCGTCTAGCGGAAGAGTATAACATACATCGACAGGACAATCAAGCCGTTCCACATGTAGCGAGCCTTTCGAATCAGCGAGTTACTCATCGGGGTCGGCCTCGGGCACCTCGTCGTCGCCGAAGACCGCATCGAATGCAGTATCGACCATGCCCTTGATCAGGCTCCTAGAGAAAGGTATGGACGTCAGCCCGAAGGACGTCTCGTCTTCCCAAGCGATCAGGACGGCGCGAGGCGACTTGGCTAGGACACGCGAGATGGCCTCCAGAAGCCGCCTGTCGATGTCGGTAGCCTCTAGGAAGTCCTGAATAGCTGAGTCCCGGTCGACGGCCACGGCGCAGCTTACTCCTCTAGTTCGTCGAGGAACCCTTCGAGCGGGTCGGCTTCGTCATCTTCTTCGTCTTCGGCCTCGGCAGCCTCCATGATCTCCTCGATCAGGTCCTTGGCAGCAGCCGCAGCGTCACCGATGTTGGTGATTTCGAACTCTTCGAGGTAGTCGGGCTCGTCA